TGCCAAGCCAGTGCCAAGATCATTCCCAGCCACACATCAATTAAAGAAAAACAAAACTTGGGTATGCCTCGTGCGCGCGAGCCCTGACACAGACAGCTTGTTATATATATCTACCCAACCACTTCAGCTTCAGCATTGCCCCACACCAAAGTCAATGTCCCGCTCTGCTGCTGCTTGTCATCTACCTTATCTCTGATACCCAATGGCTGCATCTGCCTAATGTGCTTGTCCTTGTGATCAGCCTCTAACCTTCTACGCTGTACCTCAGCCATAGCCAGCTTAGGATCGTCAGGCAATGGCGCTTCAACCAGGTCAATGATCTGATCACGCATAACTTCGCACTGCAAAGCTCTGGCTGTCCTGTATGCCGTGTAAGCCTCTTCATCCTCTTGAACATGGCGCAATACTGTACGCCATGATGGCAAGCTATCATCTTCATTGCAGATGCGTGTCAGACTGATCCCGTCTGCAATCCGCTCGCAGATCGTTGTCATCTGTGTTTTTGTGATGCGTCGTTTAGCCATTGCCATCCAAAGAAAACTGACCCAGCCATAGCAACTGCCGAGCTGAGCCAGCTTGTAAGGTTCAAGTTTGGGAGGAATTACGCAACATATAGTGCAGCGTATAAGAATCTGTACTACTTTTAGATCATTCGCGTCAAGTGCTTTGACTAATTATGTCACAACACATAATACAACCTAATCAATACATCCTTGTAACGCCGCTTTACGATCCTTGGATCGTTGAGCTGCAATATCCTTGCAAGCTTTGTCCATGATGGGCCTCGCTCTCTAAACGCAGCGCTGTGAGCCACAGCCCAGACAAGGCGCCTGTCCTCTTCATCGAGCTTTGTAACAGCCAGGCCAACAGCCTTGTCATACCTTGTGATCTGATCCGGCGTAGCTTTTAGCCTGGGCGCTTCAAAAGCATTGTATCCGTATGCTTGCCATTCCATGACATAGTCTGGCCATGCTGACATCTTTTGCTTGCGGATAGCAGCTGGTAGCTTGCGCTCTGTCTCAGCTGCTTCCATGAACAGCTCGCTCAGCTCAGCCACGTCCATTGAGCGTATCCTGTAGCTTGTGCAGATAATCAACGCGATCCAATGCAGACATGGCTTGCATGGCTTTTTGCAGCTCTTTGAACGCTTCTAAGCTATATCTATGTCTAAGCCTTTTCATGACTCTACGTTCAAGCTCAGCAATAGGATCTATCTTAGATCTATCTATAGCTTGGACATACGGTGCTTTGCAGTGCAGAGCTTGTTTTTTAAGTAATTTATTTATTGTTTGATCAGCAGATGCAATCCGTGATTGCTGTGACTGCTTAGAATCAGAGCTACATGATACCCGTTTCATCTGTCAAGCCCCCTTTCCCATCTAAATTTTAATTGCCCGTAAATCGGTTGCCATTCACGCGGTCTGTTTTTTCTGTCCCAGCTAGTCGGTTTCACGTCAGCAATTATATTCCAGCCAGCCCCGCGCAAACTAGCACCGCTCTCACTTTGCAAAGTGTATGTAATTATTCTTTGCCCACCCATTTGTTGCCAAATACGCCAGCAACGACCATAGAGAAAACTACAGCTATTCTTTGGCGCACCATCAATCACACAGACCCTTGTGACCTCTGCCGTCAAACTATCCTGCAAAGTAGCAGACACTGGCCGGCCAACAATCGCCACGCCAACCAGATCACCATCATTCACTGCGCCGATTGCAAACTTGCCGCCTTGTGTTGGTTTGTTGTGTCTGTGAAAATTCAACACAAATTCATTTGCTTCCCTCAACGTCACGGGCGTCACTTGCAATCCTGACTGCTTCTCTCCAGCACCGATCATTGGCGCAAACCAGCTTGCCGCTGCCCAGAATGACCCAAGTTCCCATCATTTGCTCGTGATATGCCTGGCAGATACAGCACCTCTGCGGCCACTCTGTCTCGTCCAATGTCCATCTCCATTATCTGCCCGGCCATCTCAGCTAACACATAGCCTTCAGTTAACACTCCATGACCGCCATACTGCGTCACAGCCCAAGGCTTGATGCCCCAGGCTTCAGCAATCATAAACAACCCCATACCCTCAATAATTGAGCGGCGGTAATCAGCCCGCGCCAGCTGCATGGCTTCATCGTAATTCATGTCAGCCACCTCACCACCGGGTCATCACGGTGATCTGCTTCCCATACAAACCAGGCATAGGCAGTGGTGCCGGAGCCGCTCACCTCTTGATCACCGCGCCATATCGTCAAGCGCCGGGCAAACACATAGACTTTTGCTGGTGGATTCATCGAGAATAAACGCCAATAGCGCTGTATGCCCTCTAGGAAGCTTAGTCGCAGCAACCAGGCGTGTTTGGTGCATCCTAGTGCTATAGCGTGGCTAATGAACGCCTCAGCGAGCTTGTATGGCGGGTTTGTAACTAAATGATCAACCCGGCGCCTATGTTCCATCAAGAAATCCACCCCAGATTGACAATATCCATAGTCATTTAGATCTGACGCTACCACTTTGTAGCCGGCCTTCTCACAACACTCAGCCAAGGCGCCATCACCAGCTGCCGGCTCCCATATCACCGGATCAAAGCGTTCATTGCTCAATAACGCATGGACGGCCTCTGGAGGTGTCGGATACCAATCATCCTTTTGCCTACTCATCACGCACCGCCTTGATCGTCAGCCCGATCTGCATGGCTATTTGCGGCACGATGGCATTGCCTAGCCCTCTAAGTCTGTCCATCCTTTCGGATATCCCATCAGCCACTCCATAAGGGCGGGATTGGATTTGCCGCCATTGCCTTGTGTCAAATTGCGGCGTTCGTTCTCGTCTAGAACTCCGGCATCGCACAGGTTTTTCATTCTTTGGAAATTTCCTGTCCCACCGCACAGGGAAGCTCCTGTCGTTGGTGTAGGCCACGACATAAACTCTGTATCGCTCATGTATTGCGCCGACACTGAAAGCCGGTAGTAACAAAGGGATTGCTGTGTAATTTTCTTTCGAAAGGTCATCGATGACTGAGGCAAGCCCGAGCGAAATGTGTCCTCTAACATTCTCAAAAACCAGCCAGCTTGGGTGTTTTGCTGATACGATTGTTTTGATGTAAGGCCAGATGTGTCGCTCGTCTGATTCACCTTTTCTGTTGCGTGAGGCCAAGCTGAACGGGGGGCATGGATATCCGGCTGTGAGGATGTCGCAGTCTGGAACAAGTCTTGCTGGGTCATTTGCCAGTTCCTTTACATCTTCAGCAATCGGCACATCCGGCCAATGCTTTTTTAATACGTTGCGGCTGAACGGCTCAATGTCACAAAACATTACAGGTTTGGATAAGCCAGCCCACTCAAAGCCTAAAGCAAAGCCGCCAATGCCAGAGCATAAATCAACGTGCGACATCATCCCATGCGCTCTTCTTCATCCTCAGTGAGCCGCCTGTATCCCTTGTAGTCGCACTCATGGCACCCAGCGATATCACCGCCTTTGTCTGTGCAATGCTCACACTCAGCCATGTATTGGAAACCCAGCTCCGGCCACTCTAAGATCTGCACAATCGCCATCAGATCCCTGCCCTCAGCTTTACAATGGGCTCTAAGATATCGCGTACCTGTTCAACCGACCGGGCCAAGCCCCAGTGACAGCCGGCCAGTAACAGCCGGTTTCGCATCTCTTCCTGATTGGGTGTGAGCTTGCCGCCCTTCAAGCGCTTTAGCTCTATAAACACCGACGTGCTGATGCCGACCTTGCTTTCATCCCCAGGCACAAAAATTTCTAAATCCGGCCAGCCAAACTTGGTTCCCATTTGTTTGAGCTTGCGCTTAAAAGCAACATGGCGTGTGCCTTCATTCGGGCTGTGATGGAATATGCAACCTGGCGGCAACGCATAGATCAGCCAGCTGGCTACTTGTTTTTGCAGCTCATCCTCAGTCACGCCGCAGATAAAAGTCATTTGGCATAACCTCTCCGTTGCTCAATAGAACAATGCGATCCATAAAAAGCTCGTTGGGTATTAGCCGGTCTTTATGGTCAAACGGTAAGCACCAGCGGCGCGCCACCGTGGCATGACTGGCATCTACCTGCCTAGCCAGCTCGCTGTACGACCAGCCCTTTTGTCTGCGAAATGTGTCTAAAATCATACGTCATTAATTACATGACTTGACATAATCCGTCCAGAGGCTTAACTAAATAAATCCTATTTAACGGAAACGGACAAGGTGATAGAATGATGATTATGCCAAACAATCTTGAAGAATGTATCAAGCGCGCCGGCATGACTAGAAAAGAGTGCGGCGCAAGTATGCCCAACGGTGGCATAGCCCCAGAAACAGTGTCACGTCACATTTCTGGCAAGATCGGCATGACGTTATCTCTGGCTGAAGATTACGCGCACATCCTTGGATGCACAGCGTATGATGTGCTGTTTCAAGCCGCACCCGTGCCAATAATTGCGGAATGTACTCTGAGACAAAATAGAAAAGTAAAAAGAAATTTTTTAACAGCGCGCAAGGGTATGGTTTATGGATCAGCACAGCTCCAAGACTCCGCCGCAATAATTTGGGATGCACACGCTGATTACACTGGCGCTTGGTCTGACTGGGGAACAGCCGTTGAATATATATGCCACAAACCAATCGTAGAAAAGCGTGTCAGTCAACACGCGATTATGCAATGGGCATACTGTTTGTTGGAAAAACCGGCAGCTTTTGAGGATGATGAAGACCCACAACAAATCGTTGCCGGTTTCCTATATCCAGAGCCAGATGGCCTATACACAATCGACAATAAATACATAAAAAGGCGCCTTACCGGACAAAAACTGATCTGGGCTGCATCACGTCTGGCCGTGTCATTCAGACCCGAATTGCGTGGTGTTGAGATAGTATACGACAAGTAGGCTTGACGTAATCCGTCGCACCTGATACGCATATCCTCACAAGTGAGAGGATATGACGCAATGAAACATGACGTGCCGGAGTGGGCTTTACGCCACCAATACAGACATCACTCAAATCAAAGAAGCAAAGATCGAGCCAAAGATCTTTTTGAAAAATCCCACATCCGACCGCTAATCGAAACAGCTTTTAATACGCTGTACGACAAAAGCGCTTCAGACAAAGACAAGTTAATAGCCAAAGACACGCTGCATAGGCTGCGTGACGGGCGTGGCAGCGCCAATATGAAAGGCGGCGTTGCCGTCCAGACAGTGTGTGATCTGCGCCTTGTAATGGACAAAGACGGCAAGACGCTTGACATGGCCGAGGCTACCCGTGCCGGCATTGAGCAAATGCAGGAATATAAGCCTGTCGATGAGCTGGATGAGGCTAAGAAAGAAAAGTATTTAGAAGAGCTGCCGCTAGTTGCTGAACACGCTGTGATGGGCTTGCGCGAAGCTATGGCCAGCGACAACCGAATCCTGGGTGAGATTGATCTTATAGACACATTCCCCGGCCTTGCCCTGCCCTATTTTACTAAGCCTGATTATAACCGGCGCGGTGATCTCAAAACAAAATGGTCACGCCCATCAGCCAGGTCAAAGTCTGGTTGGCAAACTAATGGTTTGCCAAGTTCGCTGAGCGGCATTTTTGATATGAAAAATGTGTTCCAGTGTGCCGGGTTCTGGCAGCTGAACGGTCACCAGCCACCGTTCCTAGTCTATGCCAATGCTACAGATTACCGTGTGTTTACCCCGGACAATGCGCCAGAGCTGCGTAATGATTTCCTGGCCGACATCATCAAACACACGACGCAATACCACAAAACAACAGAAAATATACTGCGCTCAGCAAGCACAAAAGATGAGCTGCTGGGCTTAGTCTCGCCGGACTGGTCAAATATCTGCTGGTCTGAACCCGAAACCTATCTGGCTGAAGCCAGAAAACTATGGGGGATAGCATGAAACTATGGTTACGAGAGGGTGTGAACACCGTCGTCTGGGTCATCTTGATGGCCATGATCTATTTTATTTTGACAATGTTGTTTGTCGATCCGACCTGGTGGAGTCCGGCATGATGAGCCAGCCAGAGCTAGATTTTAACCGGCCACCGCTGGTTCACAAAAACGCCAAAGATACTGAGCGCATGGCCGCTGAGTTTATCGCACCAAAAGTGACAGGACTACGGCTCAAAGCCCTGCAAAGCCTCGCCGCAGCCCCGTCTGGCCTAACTGGTAGTCAGGTTGCTGACAAAATGAACGCCTGGCTCTACAGCGTCAAGCCTCGCCTGACCGAGCTGCAAAACATGGGGCTCGTTCAAGATAGTGGCGAGCGACAACTAAATGAGCGCAACCGGGCTGAGGTCGTGTGGCAAATCACACCAGCTGGTACTGAATTTTTGAGGGGTAAGGATGATTGACATAATAAAAATACAAGCAGCGGTGGCTGAAATGGATCAGGTCACGGTCAAAGGCGGCGGTAAATACACACAAGTCGCACAACGCGTTGAGGTGTTCCGCAAGCACATTGGCGACCAGCTGGGCATGGAATCAGACATCGTTGTTGATGATGGTACGCGCGTTGTAATCAAAGCAACCATCAGATCGCGTGACGGATTTGTCGTTGCCACCGGCTGGGCTGAAGAGCTGCGCGGCAGCAACCCGGTCAACAAAATGGCTTGCATCGAAAATACAGAGACAAGCGCCTATGGTCGGGCTCTGGCTAACCTTGGCATACATGGCGGCGAGTTCGCGTCGGACAACGAAATCGACAAGGCCAAGCGTAACGACAAGATCGTTGATGAACGCAAGGCAGATGAGGCTGACAAACCCAAAGCCGATAAGCCGCCAGCCCCGCCGGTACAAGAAATACCATTTGATCCAGACATCTGGGCTCAGTGGGTCAATGAACAGATGGTCGCGCTGCAAAAGATTGACAAAAAGATAGGTCTGTTGATGTGGTCGCGAAAAACACAAAAGCAGCGTGATGATCTTAAAGAAGCTGACCGCGAGCTGAGCGCGACGCTCGTTGATTTTTATCAACAAAAACACGACGAATTAAACACGGGAGAAAGATGATGCCGGGTTTCGGTAGAAGTAAATTTAAAATGCGTCAGGACATTGCAATGGCTGACGATGATGGCAACCCAGTTGAATATCAAAGCTCTGCTTTTATTCAGTTTCGCACTGAGTTTAATGAAGAGACACGGCGCTTTGCACCTATGACCGAGGAACAGCGAGAAATCTGTGATGAGATCCACGCAATGATCTTTGAAGCCGGCGTCGAGCTGGGCATCAGCATTACCCGCCGGATACCGGGCGAGACTGATGTCCGGCAGTTTCCGAAAGTAGCCACATTTTCACTAATAGCTAATGAGCCGAAAAATGGATGATAAAAATCTTATGACGCTGCCGGAAGCAGCTGTGTATTTGTTCAATGACGATAGCCATGCCGCGTACAAGCGCGCTAGGCGCCTCATAGAGAACGCCGGGGTTCCAACTATACGATCCGGCAAAGCTATCTATGTGAGCCGCGCCACGCTCGATGATCAGTTCAATATTAGACTGGTGACGGACAATGCGTGACGCTGCGGATATGACCTTTCAAGAGTTTAAGCTAGAGCTGCAATGGCTACGCCAGCGAGCGCTTTACATTGAGCCGATGAAAGCGACAAGAGCAAACGCAAAGCATACACGCACTTATATTAACGCAAAGCCTGGAAAAAAACCGCCGCGCTATTTTCTGGTGAGCGCGGCGGCTGTTAATGCGGTCAAGAGTAGGATGTAATTAAAACGCTTCTGCTATCCCGTCAGCAATCTTATCGTCACGATCTTTATCGTCGAGCCAATGGCCGTAAACATCCGAAGTCGTGCTGATGCTGGCGTGACCCATAAGGTTTGTAATTGTCCACCAATCAGCGCCAAACTTTTGCAGCAAACGGCTGGCATAATAGTGACGGAGATCATGCCACCTGATGCGGCCAACGCCGGCTTGCTTACACGCCTTGCCAATCACCTTAGCAAAAACATTTGTGCCTAGCGGGTCACCGAATCTGCCAGTAAAAACTAGCGCGTCATTAGCTGGTCTGCCGAGCAATAAATACAGCTCTTGTAAAGATTGTTTCACGTCTGGATGCAGTGGCACTTTGCGTATGCCACGCTTAGTTTTGGGCGCACCAACCTCGGCGCTGTTGTGCTTGACGGCTTTGTTGACGTAAACATAGCCGGGCTTGCCCCAGTCAATGTCAGCCCACACAAGCGCGCGCAGCTCGCCTTGGCGCAGACCAGTAGTTGCAGCAAACCTAGCGCGCAAAGCCCAGTGAACCGGCATTGCATCGATAATCGCGTTGATTACGTCAGGCTGTATCTGCTTGATCTGTTTTGCTGGCTTGGCTTTGTCGCCCTTGCCTTTTACATCAGTCATTGGATTGCTGTTGCGGCAACCAGAATCAATAGAGTAGCTCATAAAGTATCTGAGCGAACCAAGGATATTATCGACAGTC